AGCACCAGAGTTTTTAGTTTCTAGGGCAATACAAAGACCAATGAGAGATTTAGCAATGTTAGAGTTCTATAACTCTATTGCAGGTAACAGACAATGGACTCTTGATGGAGATTTAGCTGATGTTGAATACGATGGTAAAAAAGTTAGTTTTTTTTGGTTATATGAACAACAAAAACAATATAGAGAAATAGCACAATATTTAGATAGAGATCCTGAAAGAAAAGCAAAATTACTTAAAGAAGCAGATGAAATGCAAATTGCTGCTGATGAAGGTGCAGCTATATACGCAAAAGAATATAATATTGATATTAATACAATATTTGATCAAGAACAAAAAGAATCAAGATTTTCAGCTCCTGATGGGTTTAAACGAGTACCAAATAATAAATTATATGGTCTTATGGCTGGTAAAGCAGTTAGAACAGGCATATATGAAGATATAATTTCATCTATAAGTTACTCAGCTTGGGGTGATAATAATTATGTCAAAGGTGCAAAATGGGCTAGAAAATTAACATCTACATGGAAGTTAATAAAAGTTCCATTAAATCCCCCAACAGTTGCAAGAAACTTAATGTCAAATGCAATACTAATGAATCTTTCTGGTATGCCTATACGCAGAATTATACCTAATATGTTTAAAGCTGTTAATGAAATGATAGCTTACAAAAAAGGTGATATGGTTAACTCTAAACATTACAAATCTTTATTAGACAGAGGTGTTGCTGATACTTCATTTACAGAAGCAGAGTTATTTAGATGGGCAGAAGATTTTAAAGAATTTACAACTGAAAGATCAATAAATGAATTAGGTATTCTTTCTTGGCTGCATTTAAAAGGTTGGCAAAGATTTGCAAATGCAGCTTCTTCTGCATATCAAGGCATAGAAGTTATGGGTAAAACTGCTATGGCTATAGAAATGATGGAGAATCAAAATAAAAATGCTGATGAAGCATATTTAATAGCTAATGATGCATTGTTTGATTATTCATTAGTACCTCCTTTGGTTAGAGGATTAAGAACAAGCCCAATAGGTATACCTTTTTTAACATTTATGTATAAAGTAATTCCTAAATTAATAGATGTTGCATTAAATAATCCATTTAGATTTGCACCATATGTAGCAATGGGATATGCATTGCCACAACTATTTATGCATATGTTTGATATTGATGATGATGAATATGAAAAGTTATTAGCTTTATTACCTCAATACACTAACGCTGGAACTACTTTTCCACTTCCTATGAGGGATGATGCAGGCAGATTACAGTTTCTTGATTTTGGGTACATAATGCCGTGGGGTTTTATAAATCAATTAGTTGAGTCAGGAGAAAAAGGATACAACACAATAAAAGGTACAGCTCAGTTAGAAGACTTTAAAGCAAATGATATATTACAGACATTAGGTTTGTTTGGAGGGCCGGGTTGGTCTTTAGCTGGTCTTCCTCTTAACATAGATCCTTTTAGTAAAAGACCAATTTGGAAAGAAGGTGAACCTTTTATAACAGATACCGGATCTGATTTTAATATATCAATTCCGGGTATATTTAAAAAAGATGGTCAACTAATTGATTTTATGCAATATATGACAAATCAATTTATGTTGCCTTCATTTTTACATACTGAATATGGCGCTACCAATAGAATGATTTCTGCTATCAATGAAGCTGGAGAAATAAACGATAAAAATAGATTAACTACTACGCAAGCAGCTATGAAGTTTGTAGGTTTAAACACTTTTGCTATTGATGAAAAACAAGCAGGGTATACAAGATTAATGCTTTTAAAAGAAGTTAATCTTATAACAACAGAAAGAAAAAAAATGTTAGAAAATAAATCTTATTCAAAAAAAGATAAATTAATACGAGCAAAAGAATATGATGAAGAAATACAAAAAATAAAATTTAAACTGGCATTAGTAAGCGAAATAACACAATTAAATCCTGATCTATTAAGAACAATAAGAGATAAAAATTAATATGAATATATCAAAAGAAGGTATTGATTTAATTAAAAAATTTGAAGGATGTGAATTAACTGCATATCGTTGTAGTGCAAACGTTTTAACAATTGCTTATGGAAGAATTAAAGGAGTCAAGGAAGGTGACACTTGCACTAAAGAACAAGCTGAAGAATGGTTACATGAAGAGCTAATAGAGTATGAAAGCTATATAAACGATATGGTAGAAGTATCTTTGTTGCAAAATCAATTCGATGCTTTAGTTTCTTGGGTTTATAATCTAGGGCCGTCTAATCTTAAATCATCAACATTACTAAAAGTATTGAATTCAGGTGAATATAAAAGTGTTCCAGAACAAATAAAACGTTGGAATAAAGCAGGCGGTAAAGTATTAGAAGGTTTAACTCGTAGGCGACAAGCTGAAGCTTTATTATTTGAAGGAAGAGAAGATGAGTAAAGATATTATTAAGAAAAAACTTGAAGTAGAAGTTGAAGTAACGCCCAATAATATTGGTGCTAATCCATTTTATAAATGGGTACATCTAGCAAAAACTATAGATGCATGGCGTATTTTTCCTAGAGCATTTGTTACGGTATATATAGTGTTATTGTATAAAGTAGTAACTTGGTTTATGACCATACCAGAGCCTAACTTAGAACAAGCTGGTTTAGTTTCAGTGGTAACTGGGGCTATGGCTGCTGTGTTTGGAATTTATGCAGGCACTAATGGACAAAGTAAGAAGTTTAAAGGCGAGGATTAAATGGAAACATTTGATCTAATTGCAGAATTAGGTCTACCTGTTGCCGGTGGGTTAATAATGGCTTACTTTATATTTCTTGTAATGAAACAACTAATGGATGGTTTAGTAAGCGAAATACAAACCGTGCAAGCTATATCTAAAATGCTTATTACCAGAGCTTCTACTATGAATAACGATATGATTCGCATAGATACTAGTGTAAGTAGTGCTTTAGGTTTATCTCCTGATTTAGAACGTATAGCTCGTGCTGAAAATTTTGTTGAGGACGGAAGAATAGACGCTCGGAGAGACTGATGGACATAGTAAAAGTAGTTTCAGAGTTTGGTTTTCCCGTAGTAATGGTAGTAGGTCTTGGTTATTTTGTGTATTTTGTCTGGCAAACAATCACTAATAAGATTGATCCTGCGGTTCAGGAAATGAAGATAACTATTATACGTCTTACTGACCAATTACGGCTCTTAGATCAAGATATGATAAGATTACAACAAAAAGTAAACACAGTTTTAGAATTAAAAGATCATGATAAAAAAAATAAAAGAGATAACGCAAAAAAAAATTGAAGAAATAACAACTTTATTTTGTGTTTTATGTGCTGCATTAATTATGTTTTCCTTAGTTAATAAAGTTTTTGCTACAGATTTAATTTATCAATTTAAAAACCCATCGTTTAGTGGTGTAGGTACATCTGCACATTACCTTACAATTGATGAACAAGAATCTACACGAAAGCTAAAAATAGCTGAAGATATACAATCTGCTATAGATGAAGCGGCTAGAGACGCAGATAATACTACCCTTTCAAAATTTGTTCGTAATTTAGAATCAAGAATTTTTTCTCGTTTATCTCAAGACTTAGCTGAATCTTTATTCAATGATAAAGGAGGATCTGGTGGTAGTATTGATTTAGAAGGTAATACTATTGATTTTTTAAATACAGGCACAGAAATTGTCTTAACAATTCTTGACGTTGATGGTGTTACTACAGAAATAAGAATACCTATTAATTCATTTGGTATTTGTGCAGATGAACCATGCGTTCCTTAATACTATTAATATTTCTTTATGGTTGCGCTCCTATATCTGTAATAGGTAATAAAGAAGGGCCGATTATAGAAAGACCTTCATTACAATCATTAGTAGATTTACCAGCACCAGAACAAAAAGCTGTAGTTTCTGTTTATACATTTCCTGATTTAACAGGACAACGCAAAACTGTAGATAATATGGCTTTATTTAGCACAGCAGTTACTCAAGGCGGTGATCTATATCTTATCGAAGCTTTAATGAACGCAGGTCGTGGTACTTGGTTTACAGTCATAGAAAGAAGTGGTTTAAGTAATCTTACAAGAGAACGACAGCTTATAGTTAATACTAGAGAATCGTATGATGGCGAAGGTTCAAACAAGTTACAACCGTTACTATTTTCTGGATTAATTATGGAAGGCGGTATAATTTCATACGATACAAATTTTATGACAGGTGGTATAGGCGCTCGTTATTTAGGAATTGGCATT